CTTCACCACTACGTATTCTGCGTAGAAAGTCCTCTGTTACAAGGTAGTGTAGCTCATTAAAACTGTCCTCGGTAGCCTTCTTAGGTATTACCCTTGGATTTGTCATTCGATTCCTAGTCCTTTTTTAACTATAGCTAGTGCTTTATCGTCTAAGTCGTTATCTGTTTGTTCGACAAGCTTTTCTAGTAAGTCTACGACGAAGCCTTTAAACTTGTCACTTTTTAAAAAAGCTAAAACGATTGGTTTTAGAATTGCTAGCATCTTCTTTAGGTAGTAATGTTTGTATTGGTACTATATCTTGACACATGTAATATACTCTTGTGTTAGGGCGTATAGTAAACCCTTTTTGTTGTAGCTCTGCACATTTTAATGCACGTACAAGCTCGTAGTCTAGTCGCATTTTTTCTTCTTGTCGCTTAGCTATCTGTCGACACTGCTCTAAACCTCTTTTATCTAACGGAACCATAAAGTTTATTTGAAAACCCCAGTTCTCGTTTAGTTGATAGCTTGACGGATGTAACCCCGGCATATCTTCTTTTTCTGCCCAAGGCTTGGCGTGGTTACCCATGTAAAATGGTGAAAACGTCATAGTTGACCCATTACACGAGATACCACCACCATAGTTTTGCCTAGACATAGCTCCGTTATTTTGGAACTGCACAGCTTGGTTAGTCACGTTACCTGTAGCTGCTGCTACCGGATTAGATGTATTATTAACATCACGTTCCTCTGCTAAGACAGGGCTTACTGTGAGAAGACCGATAAGGATGTAGTAGTAGTATTTATAGTCCAATCTGTTGTGGTGTCTGTTACCTCTACTAAACCAGCGGCTCTTGTTACTGTTTCCATTGTCCAAGGTTTGGTTACATCTTTTATGGTAAACGTTGTATCTGTCGCTGTAATATTTCCAGAAGCCTCTACATTGTTTCCAGACCAGCTTTTTACAGCAGACCCATAGACTTGTGTTTTCTTGACTTCTTTGACTGTTTGGGTAGTTGTTGTCGTGCTGTTCATTGACCCCTGTGTAAATTGAGGCGTAACAGTGTTTGCTCTTGCAACTGCGGGTGACAACAGGGCTAAGAGTAGAATCCATTTGTTCATACTTTTGGTGTATCTTGTTTCTTTGCCATAGGGCATGTAGGAGGTTTATTACCGTTAGACTTGCCTGTAGTCAGCCCAAATGTAGCTAGTGCCCCCGTAAAGACGCTTGCAACGAAAGTGATATCAGAGTTACCTGACTTTTTTACCATCGGTATTTCTACATAGTTTAGTGTAATAATAAACCCAGACCAGATGACTACAGTTAGTCGCACAATCGCAGCTAGTATAGCCATCTGCTCATCATGGTCATCTATACCTTCTTTTATTTTTGTAAGGATACCTTTCTTTTTTTCTTCCATTTGTCTATCTTGCCTTGTAAGAACTTCTGTACTCGCTTTTTAATTATATCGAAGAAGGGCTGGGCAAGGGTGGTTGTAGCTACAGCTGCTACCGCCGTAGTTACAGCTGTAACCATAACTTCTCCAGACGGTAGTGGCATCTGTATATCTATAACAGGTATATCTAACTTTCTTGTTTGAGGCTGCACCTCTTCGGTTTTTGCTGGTTTTGTCCCCTCTGGTTCGCGAAGATCGCTCGGAGGTACAACCAGCGGTATGTAGGATGGAACATCTGCTGTAGGTAAAGGTATTGAGGGAGTTTCTATTACATTAGGTAAAGGTAATAATATCTCCATTAATACTTAGTTTTGCCTAAGGCTACGGCTGCATCTTGTGCCGTAAAGTCTTCAGTTGTCCAAATAGATGTTGTGCGATCTTCTTTTCTATAAGCCTTGATGATTTCAAGGTGTTCCACATTACGTTTAATTCTATCTTTCTGTTCATCCGTAAGAGAGGACAAAGCAGCAAGCTTATTAATTACAGTTACGCTATCTTCAGCGTTAGTAAAAATAGTTGCAATTTCTTCCGTAGTACGTTCGGCCATAATAAAAATTCTTAAGGTTTAGGATATTTGTCTTTAGTTGCTTTAATTGTAGCTTTCCAAGCATCAATACCATTATGATATATTTCATCTAGTTGATCTTCAATAGAGGGATATTCGGCTGCTCTTTTTCTTTTATAACCGTTAGCAGCTTCTTCTGCTGCCATTTCTGCTGCCTCCGCATTTCTAGCTGCTATCTCTTCGTCTGTCATTACGACAAGAATACCGTTTACTAATTTGTTCATAAAAATCTCCTGTTGATTACGAATTAACTATACCGTAAAGTGCAAATTTACCAGAAGCAAATGTAGTAGTGTTTGTACCTACAACTACATAATTTAAGTTTTGTGATGTATTTGCAGCTACACCATGTATTCTGGGACTTGCAGAAGTAGTGGATGTACCTTCACGAAAAGTACCAACAATATTAATTGGTGCGTTCTTTTTACCGCCAATTTCTGCATTAAAAGAAGCTACAGTATCAGTACCAAAAGTCCAATTACTTATAGTTAAAGGTAGAGTATGTGTCCATGAGTGCGAAGTGTTTATGGTGCTTTGGTCAACTCTGATTCCTTGATGTCTTATGTTTAATTTATTTGTACCCGGGCTACTAGAACTATAACTATTTTCATAAAAAGCAAAAGTAATAGGACGATACCCACCATCACTACTACTAACGTCTGCTGTAAATGTAATGTCATAAGCTTTTATTACAAAATAATCATAGGATGAGCTAGACAAATCAAATTCAACTTGTGTTGTTGCTGAAGTTACTGTTTGCGTACTGATATAAACTAATCCTCCTGATGATGATCCGCCGCCACCGCCACCGCCACCGCCAGAGGCAGCAGCAAAGCTAGCTTCACCGTTAGAATCAACTGTTAAAACATGTCCGTTAGTTGGAGTCCCACCATTATCTTTAAGAACTACATTTATTCCCGGTATTCTAAACTTGGTAATGTTATCGTCACCTAAAGTGATTTCATTAGATACTGTTGCGGAACTAGGTGAGGCGTTTCGGCCTATTAAAACATTGTTATCTCCTTCTGTAAGGTTATTTGTTCCAGAATGACCCGCCTGATCTCCAATACATACGTTACTATCGCCAGTTGTAATATCACCGCCTGCGTAGTAGCCAGCACAAAAGTTATAACTTCCCGAAGTGTTTTGGATACCAGCGTATCTTCCAATAAATGTACCTCTAGTTCCTGATGTATTAGCTTCACCGGCGTTATTACCTATAGCAATATTTGACCAAGCTTCGTTGTCTTTTAAAACATTAGCACCAATACCTGTGTTTTGATGTCCATTACCATTATTAACACCCGCATTGTATCCAATATATGTATTATAATATGTACCAGAGCTTGTATTTGACCCTGCCTGACTTCCTATAAAGGTATTAGAATTTCCAGTTGTAATTTTTTCACCAGCTTCGGATCCAATAAAAGTACAGTTACTAGCACTTGTGAGGCTATCTCCAGCTTCGGTTCCTCCTACAGTATTATCGTTGGAGTCAGAACTTAATCCTCCACCACCACCACCGCTAGTAGAGGTAGATCCATCTGCCATCAAATACTGAGATGATGTGCCACCTGATTTAACAAACGATGTTGCGGTTAATGTGCCAGTTGCAGTCGTACCAGAGGTACTAAAGGCTAACTTATCAACATTATTGGTGATATCAGTAATTCTTAATGTTCCTGAGTTGAGCCTGATTTTATAATCAGGATTCCCATCACTGTCTGTAAACCTTAATTCTGGGCTTACATCTCCAATAAAAATATCATGAGCATAAATGTATCTACCTACAGTCAAATCATTTCCGTTAAAAGTCAGATTTGATGAACCAGCAAAACTACCAGAGCTATTATACTGAACTTGAGTATCTGAACCGCCCGGTGATCCACCACCACCGCCACCACTAGACTGATCTACCCAGTCAAGATTTCCAGATCCATCAGTCTTTAATACTTGGTTTGCGTCTCCGTCATCATTTGGAAGAGTAAGAGTATAACTAGCACCAGCACTATGAGGTGGTGATTTAATTTTTACACCATGACTGTTTTGTGAGCAGTTTAACTGAAGCGTTCCATCAGTACTACTGCCATCACCTTTAATTTCTACAACACCAGTACCACTAGGATTAAGTTTGATATTACCGTTAGAAGTGCTTGTAGTTATTTCATTAGTCTGGACATCTAAATTAGCTCCAAGTTGAGGAGAACTGTCCTGACTTACATATTGTAAATAACCAGAAGGAACAGCAGTTAGATATGTATTTGTATCGACTGTGTAACTTCCAGCACCAGTACGTTTCATAAAACCATTGGAGGTGAAATCACCATCCATTACTGCACCAGCACTAGCAACATTAGTTGCGTCTGTTACATCAGCACTTGCTTCTATACCATCTAATTTAGTGTGGTCAGCATCAGTAAAGTTGTTTTGTGTAAGGCCACCGTCTCCTACGCTATAAGTAGTATTTGTATCTGTAGAAGAAATAGTAACAGTATCACTACTAGCATTAGTTGTAATTGTAACGTTACTACCAGCAGCGATATTTAAGGTATCAGTAGCACTATCAGCAGCTACGGTAGTTTGACCTGATACTGCAATATTAGAAAAAGCATTTTGGTTAACATCACCGCCTGCACCAGCAGCAGCCCACTCAAGACCTGTTGCTGTGCTGCTATTAGCCTTTAAAACATAGCCATTAGTGCCAGCAGCTAAAGCAGTAGGATCTCCTGATCCATCTCCTACAAGCAATTCACCTTTACCATCAAGGTCGCTGTTCATCACAGCCCCTGCTGCATCTACGTTGGTTGCATCTGTAACGTCAGCATTGGCTTCAACATCATTTAACTTGGTATGGTCAGCGTCAGTAAAAACATTACTATCACTAGCACTTTCTACTAAGGTTCTAATTTCTGCTGCTGTCTGATCTGCTGTAGCATTGGGTTCAATACCATCAAGTTTAGAGTGGTCTGCGGTAGTAAAGTTTTCATCAGTTTGTGATGCCACAGCAAAATCTATCGTACCATCAGCATCTTGATATGTTACTGTAATACCTGATTCAGTATTACCTGTAAGCATAGCTCCTACAATATCCTGTATTTCTTCATCTGTTTGGTCAGCAGTGGCACCAGCTTCAATACCATCTAGCTTGTCGTGATGGGTTGTTGACATTACACCAGCAGCACTGTTAGTTGCTTCTCCTATCGTTGCGTTAGTTCCATCACTACTATTTACAGTTACTGACCCAGTAGCTGTAGTAGTACTAAGGTTTGTTGTTACGTTTGTGACCTTTGCATTGTTAGCTGTTATGTCAGAAACAATAGAGTTTGCAAGCTTATCTGTAGTTACCGCATCATCAGCTAATTTTGCTGTTGTTATTTGACCATCTACTACGTTAGCTGTGCCTGCTGTTGCTGATGTAATTCTACCTTGAGCATCTACTGTAATGTTTGCAGTATTGTATGAACCAGCATTTACAGAAGTATTTGCCAGTTTAGCAGCAGTAACTGCATCATCAGCTATGTGTTCTGTATCTATACTGCCATCTGTGTAATGCTCAGAATTAATAGCATTGTCAGCTATTTTTGCACCAACTATTGCGTCAGCAGCGATCTTAGAAGTAGTAACGGCATTTTGTGCAATAGTTAAAGATGTAGCACCTGTAACGTCACCTGTATGGGTAGCATTAGTTACTTTAGCTGTATTGTTTGCTATTTCAGTATTTATAGAGTTAGCTAGTTTATCTGCTGTAACTGCATCATCAGCTATTTCAGAAACTGTTAACTTATCGGATTGTAAAAGAGTTTTAATTTCAGCAGCAGTTTGGTCGGCTGTTGCACTCGGCTCTATAGCTGAGAGTTTTGTTTTCTCTTCATCAGTAAATGCGTTAGTATCAGTGTTATTTTCATAAGCTGTTTTAATTTGACTATCGGTTTGAGCAGAAGCTGTACCGTTAGCTGCTGAAGTAACTCTTCCTTTTGAATCAACTGTAATATTTGTATTTGTATACGAACCAGCAGTTACGCCTGTATTTTCTAATTCGTCTCCTCGTATCGCGTTGGATGGTATTTTTTCGTTTGTAATAGCGTCGTCTTTAACGCCATCTGTTGAAATTCGTGTTAAACCCATAATTTTTTAACCAATGTTATCAGCGTAAAAGTTGTTAGTGTTGAAATAGCCAGAAGCTCCGGCAGGATTTGGGAAAATAGCGTAACTAACATTACCAGCTTGAGTAGCACCAACTGTAATGTTAGCAGAAACAAGTATAGCATTTGTACGTTCTAGTCTAACTCCATAAATTCCAGTTCCAGAAGAGCCTGTTAAATTAATAACATTATTACTAACACTACCATATTGTACTGTAGAGGCTGTTGAAGAATTTTCAGAACTTGCCGCGGAGCCCACTAAAAATATTCCCGGTTCATTTGAGTTATCAGCAACTTGATGTACTACATTTCCTGATACCACCACATTTTCTATATCACGTACGGCTTGTACTATTATACCACCTATATCGTTGATATTAAGTGCGTTACCAGTTATAGCAACATCGTTTATTTTATATGTGGCTTTTACAAATATTCCATATGTACCAGTAGTCCCGTTAAGTCCTTCTATTCTATTATTAGAAATTACTACACCGGCTAGTGTTTCTACATTACTTTCTGAGTTAAGCACCAATATCCCAGAATCAGAAGTTCCCGAATCGTCACCATTATTAATAATTTGATTACCATCAACAGTTACAGAACCTTTGCCACTCGTAAAGTTAGTTGTTTGCTGATATAAAATTGCATGTCTTCTTGCGCCAACAATAATGTTGTCATTAATAATAGCGTTTAATCCTGAGCAATTAATTCCGTCTGGAGTAGTACCTTCTGTACTACCCGCAATAGTATTTCCAGAAAAATTCACAAAATCGCTAGCAGCATGAGAATCTATACCCGCAGCTCTACAACCTGTTATATGACAATTAGTTACATTAACAAATAAATTTATACCTGTACTTCCGCCTATTGATACAAAGTGCCTTAAATCTTGAGCATAACAATTAACTACATTTACAGAGTAACAACCAAAAGCAATTACAAAACCGTAAGAAAGACCACTTCCAGTATGGTGTTTATTAGTACAATTACTAATGTTTACATTAACAGAAGTTTCTATAGCACCACCAGCGTAATCTATATCTTCAAAAGTGCAGTTATCAATAGTAACACCTTCACAATGTTTAAATCTTAATCCTGTATGATTATTAGCTTCAGTTGTTCCAGCAGGGTTAGCTCCTTTAATAGTTACATTTTTAAATGTAATATTCTTTTTCATAGTTACAGGAACTACTTTTGGATTAGAATCAGATGAAAATTGATATAAAACATTATTATGAAGTGTGGCTACATCTGTAGATGTATCATACTCTTTAATAAAAATATATTGTCCTAACGTAACAGTATCAGTGCCTTCCGTTGCTACTTGTGTGCTACTTTTTAAAAAATGCCAAGAATTAGGCGTTGATAGGGTTGTTGTACCTCCACTAATACCAACAGAACCGCCACCGGCACTTATAGCACCTTGTACATTAAGCTCGGTACCAACTGACCCTGCAAACATTATGTAAGCATTAGAATTAGAAGCTCCTACAAATCCATCATCATCTACTCCACTAAAATCAAAAGTTGCATTTTGTACAATAATATTTTGTGAGGTAGGAGAAAGCATTGAATTACATTTATATGTAAGACCTCCACCATCAAGAGTTTTACCTGTAGCTGCGTTAAAAGCTGCTAGTAACGCTGTTGCGTCGTTTGTGCTTCCATCGCCTACTGCACCAAAATCTTTAAAATGTAAAATGTCTCCTAACTTACTATCTACAGTTCTAGCATTAGCACCTGTACCGAAAGAAAGTTTTGTTGAATTAATAGCAGCGTTACTTGCAATGTCTGAATTAGTTATTGATAAGTTTAACTTTGATTTATCTATAGCTGCATTACTTGCGATTTCTGAATTAGTTATTGATAAATTTAACTTTGATTGTGCTATAGCCGCGTTGTTTGCTACCTTTGCATCTGTAACTGAGCCATCTAAAGGCTGTAAATCTACTGGACGCCTAGTTCCTAATATTATTACAAATACATCTGATCCACTAGAAGGTGCAGCGGCTAGCTTTATAGTATTTCCATCTAATGCAAAACCTTCTGAAGGTGTAGATGTGCCAGAATTAGGTTTTTGTACAACTCCATTAATACTTAAAATAACTTGTTGAGCAGATAGAGGTGGGTTATCTATAGTAAAATCAGTTCTACTACCATCAACCGATTCATTAAAAGCAGATATAATATAGTTACCTTTAATATCATCGACAAGCTCTTGCACATTAAACAAAAGCTGGTTGTGGTTAACATTTAAGTCAGCTGCTTTTACAGAAGCCCCTGCTGTATATATAGCACTTGGTTTTTCTACGCTTGTTTGTCTAAAAATTCGTACAGCTTGTGAATTAGATGGTATATGGTTGGTTCCACCAGTGCTGCTGTTATCTATAAAAACTACAGTACCACCGCCTGTAGTCGTATAACCTGTAATGTTGTAATGTGTGCCTGACTCTCTAGGTTGACTATTTATTGTTACCTTTATGTCAGACTCTTGTAAAGAGGGAAAGGAAAAATCAAAAGATTGCTTTGTTCCATCCCCAGTAAAATCTACGAATGTTGTTGCCATTTATTTGTATATGTTGAGGATGTTTGCTGTTGTATCTCGTTTTTGACGTTTAGCAAGATCTCTTGCACGTTGCTCTAGTATAAGTTTTTGTACACCAGTTTGCTGACTAACTTTAGCCCAAGCTACTCTACGAGCTTCTTGCATAATTTTATCTATAGCTCTGTTATGTGCATAATCTCTAGCATCAAAATCTCCACGTCTGCCAGATTTTATATCTCTATACATTTCTTCCATAGAAGCTATGAGTGCAGGGTTTTTAGCCATTTTATTTAGTTTTAGTTCTAAATTTAGTTGACCTATAGCCTGTTGAAATAAAGATCTAACTTCTGGATTATCTGATAGGTTTGTGCCGTCAGGAGCATAGTATGTGGATTGTCTAAGATCATAACCACTGTTAAATAAAAACTGCCTACCTTCACTTTGCTCTAGGTTTAGACTTATAGGACTAATTGCATTATATGCTCTAGTTAAAAAGTCCCAATCCTTAAGAGGTCTACCATTAAGCAAGTCATACTTAAGAGGTAATTTATTTGACCCACCTAGTTGTTCGGTAAGTAAGTTACGGTTACGTATAGACTGTACAATACCTGAGTTTATTTCACGCATGTATGGTGTAAATAATCTACCTAGCTCGTTACGTAAACCAGCTAAAGGTACTTGGTTGTTTGCAAGTCCAGCTACAATACGTCCGCCTTGCCCGGGTCTACCACCAAATAAATCAACAAAGGACTGTATGCCTGCTAGATATGACTTACTTGTTATAGCCTGTGCTACTACAAGAGATATCTTACCTAACTGATTTTCTGTCCATTCTTCACCCATAAGTTCGCTAGCATCGCCTACATCAGCTATTGTAGACATAATAAGGTTAAATGGTTCAAAGTTATCATAACCTACACGTACAGCACCAAGCTTTATAGTTCTAGGTTCCCATTTAGCGTCTAGCCACATCTGTCTTTTTTGTCTATCTACTGGCCCGTTACCGTTAAGATCGCCACGCATCCAAGCTTGTGCAGCCATAAACACGACGCCAGAACCTATTGCTAATCTGCCTGTTTGTAAGGCACGTGCGTTAGCTAGCTCTTCTGCTGTGTTGATACCATACTTAGATACACTACCTAAGTCGTTAGGGTTAGCAAATGCTATGTCATTAAACTCTTTAACTAAGAAGTTAAATCCGGGTGTATACTTACCTGTTAGTGCAAGACCGTTTACACCAGTTCTAGCGAACAAGAAGAAAGGTTTAGCTAAAGGTGTAGCACTAAACACATCATTAAGACCTTTTGCAAAGCCTGTAAGTTCTTGTGTAAGTGTTACTTCTTTACGTGCAAATCTAGCAGCTTCGTCTACAAGATTACCGTTTGCATCAAAGACTTGAGCATAAAAATCATCTTCGTACGCTTTCATTAAGTCTTTATTTATCTTTGGTAATTCTATGCCGTTGCCTTGCATATCAAGCACACGTCTCATAGCTTTCTCACGCATCTTAGCTCTACCTAAAATAAACGCAAACGCGTCGTCGGTAGCAGCCATAAGTTTTGTAGAGTATGTTAGCAAGTTACTGTTATTAGCTTGCCGTGCTATGTTTGCAACACGAAACGCAGCTTTTTCACCAGCTGTAGCTCTACCACTATCTTCTGCCCATCTACGTAATACTTCCCAGTTATCATCGCCTTGTGTAAATTCTGTAAAACGTGTTTTTATGTCTCTTAGATCTCCAGCCCAGTATGCGTTTAACTTAGTTCTAAACAGGTCAAACGACTCTGGTATAGCTTCTATCATAGCATTTACAGCTGCTAAGCTAGACCTTAGTGTAGCACTGTCGCCATCAAATGGATAACGTACGGCAGCTCCTAATGCTGTAGATAAAGGTCGTAAGAATGTTGCAGTAGATGTACCCATAATAGCTCGCACTGGTGTTTTAGGGCCAGACAGTATACTATGACTCATAACTGCTTCTAGCTCACGTACTAATGCACCTGTTCTTGCAGGGCTACTTTCATCTAACGCTCCACCTTTTAACACTGTACGAGCCCACTGGTCAAAGTCATCGAGTGTGTTTACATTTTTCATCATAGAAAAAGCTTCAAACACAGCCATCAACATGTTGTCGTCGGGATCGTCTTTTGCTATTTTTAGTACGGATAGTATAGAATCTTTAGCATCCTCCATTTCTTGTTTTAATGCTGCATCTACCTGAGCCTTTCTTGATTTGCCTGCACCCAATGCTCTGAATGAGTCAGACTTTACAAACCTTGCTTTCTTAGTTTCATATAACGCTGTAAGCATAGTATCAACTACTTGCTTAGCAGGGCCATCTATATCTTGTAAATCTACTAGATCTGCTATTTCTCTACCAGACGTACCTAGATCTCGTAATTGTTTTAGTAGTGTGCCTTGTACCAAATCAGCAATAACTACATTTTTAGAAGTCCAGTTTTCTATGCCATCAATAACATCGTTAGTTTCATACAACTCTTTTAGATACTCTTGTGGTGACATATCTATAGGGTTTCTGCCTTGTGTTATTCTTTGATGACCTTCTATAGCTTCTCTAAATGTAGCTGCTAAAGCTTTTCTGTCGCCCTTAGCTGCTGCTAGTTCTTTAGCAAACTTTTCGCTACTCATCAAACCACGCATGATTCTTTCAACCGTAGCGTCGTCTGTACCGCCTTCTAAGGCTATTCTTTCGCGTTCTACTGGTGTTGTTACAGAACCGGTAGAACCCTCCTCTGAGCCCCATTGAGTACGTGTTTTTGACAACTGCTCTCTGGCCTTTTGTGGTTCTACTTCTGATATATGTGCAGCTTGGTGTGGTTGAGATATAGGTGCATTTTTATCTGCTCTAAACTCTGCTTCACCCTTACGTA